TCCGCTGATAGCGGCACCCATCTCTTCGGCTGTTTTGCCTTTCAAATTGGCAATAGACGCTTCGATGTTTAAACCATCTTCAAACGCATATCCAAGTTTTGAGCCGTTGTCTTGAATGGTTTGCGCCATGGTGTTAATCGTGCTTTCGATAGCCGTTTTAGCAGCGGTATCGAGCATTTCAGTCTGCAGCCAGTCGCCCGATCTTCCCCAGCCAGCGTCAAAATTTGAGCCACTGATAATTGACGCGCTTGCGCCAGTTGATCCGTAGCGCAATGTAGCGTCTCTGGTCTCTTCTTCACGAGAGCCGCCCATAATGCCAGTGCTGATTTGTCCACCAGTTAGGGAGTCTAATGCAATGGCGGCGGCAACGTATGGGGCATAAGTTGCGATTGCGTTACTAGCTGCTGCTGCGTAGCTACCGCTCTCAAGCATCGCGCTTGTTGCCATATTTGAACCAGCAAATTCAGCGCTTGTGGCAAAATTCCAGCCGCTTGACAATCCTGAGCCTACGCCACCTAACGTAGAACCAACCGAACCAAGAAAACCGCTTGCTCCGCCAACGCTAGATAACGCGCCGCTACCACTACTAGTGCCACCAAACAGCCCCATTGATGTGCCAACTTGAATCATGATCGGTCGAGATAATGATTCGTGTAACAATTCAGCGATTAGGTTTGTAAAGCCTTTTTTAACAATATCGAACGCGTTGTCTGACTCCTCAATCAGCCCAACCCATACGTTTACCGTGGCAGAATCAAGACGCTTTATCTGTTCCTCTTGCTGCTTGATTGCATCCTTGGTAACGTCTACTTGTTTTTTAGATAATTCTTCTTGTTTGCCAAAGCTTTCAAGGTCAATTTCGTATTGACGTTGTGCTGACTTAGCAAACATGTCTTCACGGTCAAGCAAGCCATTGTTAACAAGTGTTGCTAGGTTTTTATTGTATTCTTGGTTTTTATCCCAAAGATCATCCAAGCCTTCTGTTTCGATGGCGCGAATGCGGTCGGTTGCTGACTGAGTGGCTTTTACTTTGTCATCGAGTGCTTTCTTTGCTTCTTCTGTGCGTTTTAACGAATCTTCATGGTGTTTTTTTGATGCGGCTGCGGATGCTTTTTCAGTATCATCTATTTTTTTAATTGCATCTTTTTTATCTTGAATTGCGCCTACCGTTTGCTTGATGAATTCTACTTCATCTTTACTTGCACCTTTGCTGATAGCCGTAAATGCTGCTTTTTGTACCGCAGCTTCTTTTGCAGACAACCCAAGTAATGCGTACTCTTCCTGCAATGACGCGATAATGTCTTTACCGCCCTTGCTATACTCATTGGCTGTTTTCGTAGCTGCTGTATAAATATCAAGCGACTTTGCCACATCGTCAACAGAAACGCCAAAATCACGCGTTTGCTGGTATAGCATTTCTAGCTGCGTGCCCATACCTTGCTCTTGTTCGAGCAATAGCTGCGATTGTGTTTTTAACTCTTTTTTCGCACTACTCAGGTCTTCGATTGATGCAATTTGCTTGCGCAAGTCAGCTTCTTTTGTGCCAAGAATATCAACTGAGGCGTTTTGCTTTTTAAGCTCAAGGAGAGATTCAAGCTTTTGATTGAGCGTTACAAGCTGGTCTGCTTGCTGCTTAATCTCTTTACCACTCATCTCTAAATTTAGTGCTTTAGATTGTGCGGTTAGTTTTTCAACTGCCGTGGCAGTTTCATCTGTTCGTGTAGCCAGATACAATGCCGCCACACCAGCAGCCGTTAAAGCAGCACCGATAGGTGTTAGTGCAAAAGCAGCAGCAGCCCGAGATGCTGCTACCATAGCAGCAGTAAACCCACCAGCTGCAAGGGTCGCTGCCGTCATTGCTGTTCCAGCAGATACAATCGCTGGTATTGCAGCAGCTGTTAAGCCAACAGCCAAGCCAGTTGCTGCAACTTTAGCAGCTTCGTCCATATAGTCAGAGGCTACTTTAACGCCGTCAGCTAAATCAGATAAGCCAGAAATGGTCGCGTTTATTGCTGGTTCTGCTGCTGTTCCGAGCGAATTAAAAGCACCTGACCAATTATCCTGTAGGTTTGATACTCGACCGCCAAGAGCATCCATTTGTCGCATCATTCCGCCTGAGAAATCAGTATTTCCAAGCCCTACTAAATACTTCTCGATTTCTTTAGCGTTGTTTCCTATTTGAGTTGTAACGCCTTTAAACGTAAGGCTTACATTATCGCCCTCTGTTTTTGTTTTTATGCCGAATTCTTTAAGCCGCTCAAACTCACCAGTAGCCGCGTCTGCAACAGCTTCAATCATTTGATCGAGTGATTTACCCAAGCCACTGGCAGTGTTACCGTAGCTGGTCATTGCTTCTTCGGACGCATCAAGACCGAGCGACTTCATTTTAATAAAAGCATCTGTTACTTCTGCAAGCTGATACGGCGTGTTTTTTGCAAAGTCTTGAATCTGGTTAAACGACATCTCTGCTTTGTATGCAGAACCTTCTACCGTCGTTAATGCCGCGTTGAGTCGCTGAAATTCTGACGTTGTGCTTATAATTTCGCTTATTGATGCTGAAATGCCACCGAACGCCAATGCTGTAGCGGCTACCTTTCCGACAGTCTCGATTGTCGAAGACAGTCCTTCAAACGCTTTTCCTGACTCTTTCGCCTTGTCTGATAGACCGCCAACTGCATCACCAGCATTTTTAACTACACTGACAAGATTGCCGTTTGCATCTAGCGTAAGCGTCAATTTTAGATTATCAGACATCGTTTAGCACCTGCAAAAATTCATCTTCGGCAATCAAAAAGCGATTCAATAAATCTGCTTTATCTTCTGTTGTAAAAAAGGTATCTATCAAGATATTGACCTGCACCAGATCAAAACCCTCGTAGATAATTTTTAGCTCGCTCATGCCGCTAATCACGGTCTTGCGCATTAGTTTTTGGCACTTTAAAAAGAGGTTGATTGCTGCGAGATTCTTTGGCAACAACCAACAATCAGTTTCGATTAGCTTTGGTATCTCTATTGTTTTACTGTCTAAGCACCATGCCGCCAACTCATCGTTTAGTTGTTCGGCATTAAACTGGGGCTTTCTGGTTAGGTAGCGGACGGCTTCACGGATGTTTGGCTCGTCCGTTTTTTTTCGATTGCAGCGTTGAATGCTTCGACGCAAGCGCTGGCTAAATCGGTATCATTTTTAACAGCTACTAATAAAGCATCGCCTGTAATCGCATTACCAAAATCGTCGCTCATATCGATGCCTTCGACACCAACAAGCACCGTATCGATAAATTTGGTTTCTTTATTATCAAAGTCAGTCATTTTTAAGACACGAAACACGCCCATAAAATTTCCGCTGATTTGATTACCATTTGTATCAAAATAATTGACGTTAACGGGTGCCTTGAAAGTGCGGTTTTGGTTAATTTTTAAAGCCATTTTAATAATCCTTATGAGTAAACGATTGAATAGTCAGATTCTTTGGTCGCAGGTACGGCACCAAATTCCAAATCTAAGTGAGCAAGGCTTTTATCCCAGCTGATGCTAGGGCTTGACTTCATTTGTAATTGCGGTAAGTTAAAGGTAATCGTATTACCAGCACCATGACCTAAAATAAACTGAGCCGAGCCAGTTGTATTCAATTCACTGTTTGTCATCATGCCAACATATAGAGCGTCGTCCGTGCGCACTTTTGTTTTTAACGTCACATTTCGGTCTGTTAGATCGATAGACTCTTTACCGATATAGCTCATGTGCTCAATGACAACGCCTGTATCGATTGTTAGCGTGCTCATGACAACAGTTGAACCATAAAGAATAAAATCGGCATTGGCATTGGTTACGCCGATAGGGTTTTTGATTCCGCTCATATCAACACCAACTGGCGTTGCTACGCTTGCCGATTTGCTTGCCAGTAATGCTTTACCTTTAAAACTCGCTTTTTCGACTTTATTAGCATCGAGCGAAAATGATAGCGAACCCTTCAAACTAGTAAAAATCATGTACAAGCCATCGACCCAATAACCAAATGTTGCTGATGGCAAGCCAGTGTCAATCGGCGAATAAGTAACGCTGGTATCAGCTACAACAGTTTTTTTATGTCCACTAATCAGCATAATCGGGTCATAACTTGGTGCTAAACCAGCAACAACGCTTGATGACAATTCCAAGTCAAAGCTAATATCACATTCAGTACCGACTGTGATTGCTCCTTGTGAGCCAAGCATACCCGTGATGTTTTTGCGCTCTTCTTTTGTATGCGCTACTTTAACCATTAGGTTTTGTATGCGCTGTGCAAGGCTGCCATTTAGTGTTTCTGCAACCCCTTCGATTGCTTCGATTT